AAAATATTGAGTCAGCAAGAGGAGTAAAGTCAGCTATAACACAAAAAGGTTTAGACCAAATGAATGATGTCGTGAAAGAATTAGACAAGTTTATGACTCCTCAAAGTGTAGAAGATTTACTAAGAAATCAAAGTAGTTTTATTAAAGATAGCTCTGGTAGAACAATTCTTGATAGAGCTGATGCATTAATTAAAGAACATCGTGATTTATACAATTCTACAATGAAAATATTTTCAGATGTAGAATCAACCAGTGGTATTAAAAATCTTAGAAATGCTGTTCAAACAGGTGAAGACATAGATGTTAAAGACATGATGAAAGCACTTATTAGAAACAATGAACCAGAAACATTAAGAAAAGCTTTTGATGCTATTGGAACTGGTGACATAGCAGGTGTAGGAAATAAAGAAGCCTTTAGAAAACTTATGGCAGGTCAGTGGTTAAGAAACGCTATGGTTAAATCAAACATTGATTCTTTAACGCCAAATAAATTTAACGGACAAATGTTCTTAAAAGAAATAGACCAGCTAGGAAATACAGCTAAAGAATTGTTCGGGAAAGAAGCTGGAAAGATTCGTGAATTAGGAATTAAAATAGCAAAAACAGATTTTAATAACTTAACAAAAGAAGCGATTGAAGAAATATGGGAAGGCAGTCCTAATACTATAGAAGCTTTACAAGGTGTTCTTAAAGCAACAAAAGATGAAGCAAACCTTAAAAAGTTTAACTTTCTTAGACAAATTAGTGAAGGCAGATTTAATGCACTACAAGCTGCAGATTCTTTAGCTCAAGATACTATACAAGCTTCTGAAGTATCTCAGATACTTAAAAACTTAACAGATCCACAAAGAGAAAAAGTAAAAGGATTTTATTTAAAATCGTTAGTAGGTGACTTTGGTTCTACTCCGTTAACAGATGCAAAAAGTTTAAGTGCTTTTGCAAAAAGACTAATAGACAGTAACAATTCTGGTAAATTAAAAGAGTTCTTTGGTGAAAATTTAGCTAAAGATATGTTTGCTTTTGGTAAAGAGATGGATTTTGTATCAAGAACTGTACAAGGTGGTGATCTAGTGGCTGCTAACATTGCCGCTAGTCCTTTACAAAATCTAACAAAAATTGCTCGTTATGCTGTTTTAAATAGAATATTAGGCGATAGAAATTTTTACAAAGAAGTATTAGATAAGTATGGTAGATTAAGTGGTCAAAATGTAGATAGAAGAAGTGCTTTTGCTAGAGCTTTTGGCTCAGCATTACGAGCTGCCATACCTGCATCAAGACAAGCACCAGCACAAGCAATACAAACTGTTGCTCAAGAAGGAGCTAAACAAGCTCAAGCACTAATGGACAATACTGGGATAACTGATCAAATATCTAACCTCCAGCAGAATATACCAAACCCGAACATTTCTTCGGGTTTAGGTCAGGTAAACGTAACGCAGCCAGCATCAAAAACTGGTAACATAAGTCCAATTCTTGTGACTGATCCAGTAACAAGAGCGACATTCGGGAGTCAATAATGGATATATCAAAATTAAAAGACCAACTCATAATTGACGAGGGGGTCAAATATGAAACATACCTTGATCACCTTTCGCTGAAGACGTGCGGCATAGGTCATCTATGTCGTGAAGACGAACCAGAATACGATTTAGAGTTAGGTGCAGAAATATCAGAAGACAGAGTTACAGAACTTTTTGAACAAGATATACAAAGTGTCATACAAGACTGTAAGAAAGTCTATGATGATTGGGATAAGTTACCAGAAGAAGTAAAACAGATTGTTGCAAACATGATGTTTAACCTAGGCAGACCAAGATACAGCAAGTTTCGTAAACATATACAAGCTGTCATGGATGGTAGGTGGCAAGAAAGTGCCAATCAGATGCGTGATTCGAGGTGGTATCGCCAGGTAACAAACAGAGCTGAGCGTTTATGTAAACGCATGGAAGAAGTAGAAGTTTAATCTTTTATATGTAGCTGTAACATTTGTGTTATCTCAACCACTAATCTCATAGCTTGTGTTTTAGATATTTTTATTCTTTCAAAATCTTTTTCTCTTCTAAGAATATTAATATAGATAGGATCATCTTTACCCTCTTGTGTTGCATATACTATTGGTTCTTGATCCATCATATTAACTTATATTAGATTTAGCAGAACCTAATCCAAGTTCAGAAACATTGTTACCATACCTTGCTTCATATTCTTTTTTTACTAAGTTAGCTATTTGTTGACCAACTTTGCGATCTTCTTCATCTGCAATTTTAACTAATTGTTTATATGTTTTAATACCAACACTAACACTTTTCCACTTTTCATTACTGGCCATTTCGTGTATCCTTTCTAAGATATGCTTAAAAAAACTATACACTATCCCACACGATATGGGAAGTATAATAAATACAACGCTAAAAAAACTGAGTTTATGGGATTTAAATTTGATTCCAAATGGGAAGCAGAGCGTTATGGACAACTTGCATCTATGCAAATGGCAGGTTCTATTAAAGATTTAGAACGGCAAGTTAAGTTTGATATTATAGTTAATGATTATAAAATATGTAAATATATAGCTGACTTTGTATACATATTAATAGATAATAATGGGGAGGAAGAAAAAATTGTTGAAGATGCAAAAGGGGTGCAAACCTCTGATTTTAAACTAAAAAAAAAATTAATGGAAGCTGTCTTCAACATAAAAATAAAAATTTCTAAGAAAAGCTCTTGACTTATTATGGGAAATTCCCATATTAGAGTTTCCTAACAATAAAAGAAAGCGAGGTGTCACATGACAGCAGTAAGAAGCGTTGATCAATTTAATTTAGCTTTAACACAAGCTACTCTTATGGAGAAGCTTAGACAAGCTCAAAAAGAATTGCATGATTTCAATAAGTTTTTAGAAGATCGTTACCTTGAGAAGGCTCAAGAAAAGCTTCGTGAAGAAGGTAAAGATTTTGGTACTACAAGTATCTTTGATGGCAACCAAAAGGTTAAGGTTGAAATGCGTAAAAAGGTTGAGTGGGATCAAAAAAATCTTACAAATTTTTTAAATGGGTTGACTCCCGAAGAAGCAAATCACTTAGCTAAGTTTTCAATTAGTATTCCAGAAGCAAAGTTTGCAAATGCTTTGCCTACGATGCAAGAAAAACTTAAAGAGTTTCGTACAGTATCTCTTCAAGGTGTGAAAGTAACTTTTGAGGTGCCAGAATAATGACAAATCAATTATTAAGTGTTTTTCATACTACAGTTGAATTAGAAAATTTAGAAAATGATTTAAGATTAAATGTTTCTAAATTAATTCGTAAAACTTTAAAAAAATCATCACTAGATTTTATCGGTGGTAATGATTTAGATATTTTAATTGATACTAATGTTGATATTGAAAGCATTGTATCTAAAGCTTTGATTGAGAGGAAATAATGTTAAATATTATATCAGCAGAAGATCGTTTGAAAGAAGAACGTGGTATAAAAGCTCTTGTTGTAGGGCCAAGTGGAGTTGGTAAGACTACACTTGTCCGTACAATGGATTCAGAAAGCACTTTGTTTATGGATTTAGAAGCAGGGGATGCTGCAATTCAAGGTTGGCCTATAGATGTTATACGTCCGAGAACTTGGCAGGAGTGTCGTGATTTTGCTTGTTTTCTTGGTGGTGCAAATCCTGCTATGAATGAAGAACAAATATATTCACAAGCACATTATGATTCTGTATGTCAAACATATGGTAGTCCAAAAGAGTTACTAACAAAATATAATTCAATCTTTATAGACAGTATAACTGTTGCAGGAAGATTGTGTTTTCAGTGGTGTCAAAGTCAACCAGATTGTAAAACATCGAATGGTCGATTAGATACCCGTGCTGCGTATGGTATGCAAGGCAGAGAGATGATGGGATGGCTAACACATCTACAACATATAAGAGATAAAAATGTTATATTTGTAGGCATCCTTGATAGTAGGACGGACGATTTTGGTCGTCCTACTCATGACCTTCAAATCGAGGGTTCCAAAACAGGACGTGAACTACCTGGTATTGTTGATGAGGTTATTACTATGGCAGTTATGCCTGGTGATGAAAATCATTCGCCTTACAGGGCATTTGTTTGTCAAACACTTAACGAATGGAATTATCCTGCAAAGGATAGGTCTGGCAGATTAGATTTAATAGAAGAGCCACATCTTGGCAAACTGTTACAAAAAATGTCTGGCAACAAACCATTAAGTGAACGTCCACTTAATTTTGATTTAGCAAGTAAAGAAAGTGAGGTAAACTCTAATGCTTAATTTTAACGATGTACAACCCGATAGTAGTTCGGGGGAATTTCAATTAATTCCAAATAATACTATTATTCGTGCCGTCTTAACTCTACAAGGTGGCGATACTCAAATACCAGAGTTTGGACAAGGTACTTTTTTTAAGTCAAGTTCAGCAGGTAAGAGAGCAAAATGGCTACCACTAGAATTTACTCTTATAGGTGGTGGACATAACGGACGAAAAGTCTGGCACAGACTATTTGTCGATGGAGACAAGATGAGTGAACGTAATGTTCCTGTAGCTAAAGAAATTGGTCTACGAACAATGCGTTTGATTATCGAAAGTGCAAGGGGTATCAATCCCGATGATAATTCACCAGAAGCCCAACAGGCTAGACAGCTTAATAGTATTGAGCAACTTAATGGTATGGAATTATGTATCAAGGTTGGTATTGAGGAAGGTACTAATGGTTACGCAGATCGTAATAAATTAGTTGCTCCGATAACTCCTAATCAAACAGGTTACATTACAGGAAGTGCTAATCCTAATGCCGCACCGTCCAACACTGTATCGCAACCTAACGTCAATCAAGCTGACAATAATACTCCAAGTTGGGCGAAATAATTTTAACTTTAAAGAAAGAGAGGTGTTAAATGCCAATTAAAAAAGAAACTAAATCAGCAGGATTAACTGTTGAACAATTAAAGCAATCTGAAATTACTTTGAAGATTGTTGGTACAGGTCCATTAGTTTATAACTCAATGTCACTCAAAGCCATGAGCACATTGTTTATGGGTGCTGCTAAAAAAACGGCTGCACAGAAGAAGGATATCAAGCACAATCCAGAAGAAGAATTTGTGGATAGCTGTTACGTCAATGGTCAAAACGGTGCTTTTTTGAGCTTTCCTTCTACAGGTATCAAGAGAGGTATGGCAACTTCTGCTCTTGAAACTGAAGGTGTAACTAAAGCAGGTATTAATCGTGGTATCTACGTTGTAGGCGAGCACATTAATATCTGGGGTAAGCCTTATATGAATATGTCTGTGGTTCGTTCTTCTGATATAAATAGAACACCAGATATTCGTACTAGAGCTAAGTTACCTAGATGGTGTTCTGAAGTTACTATCCGATATATTAATCCTACCTTTAGTCAATTGAACATTACTTCTCTATTGACTAACGCAGGAACTTTGTGTGGGTTAGGCGATTGGAGAATTGAGAAAGGCGGCCCTATGGGTGGTTATAAAATCTTGGATACTCGAAATACTTCTTCAGACCAAAAACTTTGGGATGAGTTGACCAAAGAAGAGGGTGCTACTTGTCAAAAACTTGCTTTGGAAAGTCCAGAGATTGAGTCACATGACAATATAAGTCATCAATTATACGAAGCAATGCAAGAAGAGAGACTTAAAAGAGCTTCTCTTTTGAAAGAAGTTGCATAGTATGGCAAAAAGATTTGGTAAGAAGGATCGTGAAAAGATAATCAACGATTACCTTAACCAGACGGGCAGGAACAGTTATGTTCCTGCCGAGTTTGTCGATTGGATTAAAGATAATCCAGAGCATCCTGTTTATAAATTGTTCGGTTTTGACGATGATGCAAAGATGGCTTTAAAGTATCGTATTCAGATAGCTAGACAATTTGCTACAGGTTGTAAAATTACAGTTCAATATAGAGATCTACCAACAGAAACAATAGATGCAACAGATTCAATTACAATCGAAGATGCAAAAGTTGTTCGGTTTCCTACTTATATTTCTCCTATAGATAATCGTGCACAAGGTGGTGGCTATCAAAGATTTGATTTAGAAAATCCAGAAGTTGTTGCTGAGTTGTGCCGCCAATCTTGTAGAGAATTAAGAGCATGGATTAATAGGCATGATGGTATCTGTGCTTTAAAAAATATTGATATTGAGTCACTTAAAGAAGTTGCTAACTCATTAGAATCAGAAAGTGTTTCTAGCGAAGCAAGTTGATTTTTTGTCTTGTGTCGAGGTGGGGTCAGGTCAGTTAGGCATATGTAGCGTTGGGTTATGTTAAGGCAGTTAACAAACGGCAAGTAGGGGTGAGGAACGTTCCGTTAGGTTGCGTTATGTTTTGTTAAGGCAGTTCAGTAGGGGTTGGGTTTGCTTGGATCAGTTCGGATCAGTTAAGACAGTTATGGTGCAGTTCGTTTGGGTCGGCTAGGGTTCTCTTGGTTAAGTTCTTTTATGTTTCGGTATGGCAGTCGAGGTGCGTTCAGGACAGTTGCGTTGCGTTGCGTTTCATTACGTTTAGGCAGTTTTGTTAGTCTATGGTTGTGTGGGCTGCGTTGTGGTGCGTTCCGTTTAGGCAGTTATGGTTGAGGTGAGGAGAGTTGCGTTGAGTTTATTTGCGTTTCGGTATGGCAGTTGTGGTCTTGTTAGTTCGAGTTGGGTGCGTTACGGCAGTTTGGGTTTTGTAAGTTTGGGTTTTGTAGCCTTGGGTGGAGTAAGTTAAGCTTTGTTCAGTTCAGTTGAGTTGTGGCAGTTGGGGTGAGGTGCGATATGTTATTTTGGGGTGCGATAAGTTCAGGCAGTTGAGTTGTGTTATCTTGGGGAGAGGTGCTGTTAGTCATGTTTAGGCAGTTGGGGTGCGATATGTTGAGGTTGGCTGAGATAGGATCAGACGGGGTGAGTTAAGGCTGTTCTGGTAAAAAACGGCTTGTTTTAAAGGCTGTGAGAGGGTGCAATTGACATATCCGTGTATGATTGTACCCTGTAAATATAAGATTTTTTAGTTCTCTAGCGTCAACACCTCGATGTGCGTTAGGACTACGTTTGGGAAGTACGTAGGACGCAAAACTTCCCACATTATAGAAAGTGAGGTGTAAATGTTATTAAGACCATATCAAGAAGTTGCAGTTAATTCTGCATCGGAAGCTTTAGACAAGCATGGCAACACTGTTGTTGTTGCACCAACAGGTGCAGGTAAAACAATTATGCTGTCATCTTTGATTGGCAAACGTCACAACTCACGAAAAAATGTTCTGGTTTTGCAGCATAGAGATGAGCTGGTCAACCAGAACATAAGTAAGTTCCAGCGAATCAATCCGAACATATCTACCAGCGTAGTTAATGCCGAACAAAAGAATTGGGATGGAGATGCTGTATTTTCTATGGTGCAAACGCTATCAAGGCCAAACAATTTAGAGAAGATGAAGCCTGTAGATATGGTGGTTGTTGATGAAAGTCACCACATTGTTGCAGAAACTTACACTCGGATTATAAATCATGCTAAAGAAAATAATAAAAATGTTGAGATCGTTGGCTTCACTGCTACGCCTAATCGTGGGGATAAGAAAGGTTTACGTGAAGTCTTCACCAATTGCTCCCATCAGATCGAAATATCAACACTCATTCGTGAGGGTTTTCTTGTCGCCCCAAAAACCTTCGTCATTGACGTGGGTGTACGTGCTGAACTTCAAAATGTTCGCAAGACAGTGGTTGATTTTGATATGGATCAAGTAGCTCGGATTATGAATAAACGAGCAATCAACAAACGTGTTGTTGATGAATGGAAAGCAAAAGCATTAGGTCGCAAGACAGTTGTTTTTTGTTCGACAGTTGCTCATGCTGAAGATTTATGTGAAGAGTTTGTAGAGCAGCAGGTAAAGGCAGAGGTTCTTACTGGCAACACAGATAAAGATGTTCGGGCTAATATCCTGAATGATTTATCAAACGGTGACTTGGAAGTGGTTGTTAATGTAGCTGTGCTTACAGAAGGTTTTGATGCACCACCTGTATCCTGTATTGTTCTAACTCGTCCTTGTTCTTACAAAGCAACTATGGTGCAGATGATTGGCAGAGGTCTTCGTACCATTGATCCAGATGAACACCCGAACATAATTAAAACAGATTGTGTTGTGCTGGATTTCGGAACTTCTGTTCTTACACATGGTTCATTAGAAGATGATGTCAATCTTGAAGGGTCAGAGTCTAATATGCAAGGTCAGGCACCAGAAAAGGTTTGTCCTGAATGTGATTCAGTCGTGCCGTTAGGTGTTCGTGAGTGTCCTATCTGTGGTCATGAGTTTGGTCAGAACCAAGATACAGATTTAGTAGAGTTTAACATGACAGAGATTGACTTGATTGATCGTTCTCCTTTCAGGTGGACAGATTTGTTCGGTACAGGAAAATGTTTATCTGCTTCGGGTTTCAATGGCTTTGCTTTGGTAGCAGATCTAGGGGATATATCATGTGGCATTGTAAAGAGCTCTGGTGGCAAGTTAAGAATGGTTAGTATTGGAACTAAACAACAGGCTATTGCATCTGCTGATGACTTTCTAAGAGAGATTGAAGACAGTAATAGTGCCAAGAAAGGTAGAAGGTGGTTAAATGAAAGAATCAGCGACAAACAGAAAGAGATGTTAGCTAGGTCTGGTATAATAATATCTGGATTTGATTTTTCATGGACAAAATATAGAGCAGCTTGCTATTTAAATTACCTATGGAATAAGAGCAAAATTGATTCTATGATACAAAATGTAATTAGAAAGGACGTAGCATAATGCCCCATGTAGAAATAAAAATTGTTTTAAACACTGAAAATGGAGAGTTAAACATAGAATTTTTTGCTCCTGTTGAAGGTATGTTTTTTTCAGAAGATGAAGTTATAGATAAAATAGGCGAGATAATAGAAAAAAAAATTTCTGAATCTGGCATTAATGCAAAGAATGGTTACGCCACTGCGTACCACGAAAACGAAGAATTGTTCATGATGTCATTCATGAGAACAGACGAAGGGGAGATTGAAGGTTGGAAGAAAATGGAAGAAATGACAAACTTAACAGTACACTAAAAAATGTCGGAAAATTGTTCGGACAAGTTGGCTGGAACAAGAAGTTTACGGAACTTGATGAGCAAGATGTGTTATACTTGGTCATGTCTATACAAAGAATGGAAGGATTAGAAGATGAATTTATCGAAACTTATTTGGCAGCAATCTGGCTCAAATTCAACATTGACGACAAGGAAGCAGGATTCCCTTTCGGAAAAAACCTGCAAAATAATACAGGAAGCAGTTGATGATTCGATACAGGAAGCGAACAAAAGTCAGAAAAGACGAACATATCTTGGAGCGTCTTCTCTGGGCGACTTATGTTCCCGTAAGATACAATACAGGTATATGGGTCAGGAGCCTGATAAAGAAAGTGAGTTCAGTGCCAAGTTATTAAGAATATTCCAATTTGGTCATGTCATAGAGGACATGGCTCATGGTTGGTTAACAAAAGCAGGTTTTGATTTGAGAGCTACAGATAAAAATGGCGAACAATTTGGTTTTTCTATAGCCGATGATCAGGTCAAAGGTCACATAGATGGTGTCATTTGTGGTGGTCCTGATGGCATAAAATATCCTATGTTGTGGGAGTGCAAGTCAGCTAACGACAAGAGCTTCAATGAATTTGTTCGGAAAGGTGTTAGGGAGGTTAATTTAACTTATGCTTCCCAAATTGCACTGTACCAAGCTTACATGGATTTTT